CTCTTGGCCAAGCACAACCAATTTCTAACACTTCAGGCGTAGCTCTCAGCATTCAATTCCAGCCATTAATGAACCGTTACCATCAAAAGATTGTCCAATATGCTCACGGCCTTGAGCGCGTTAATGAATTAATCCTTCTCAACCTTGCTCTAAAAGAGCCTGAGACTTTTATTTGGGACCCTAACTCAAGCACAGTTCCGTTAAAGCAAGGACAGGTAGATCGCTTAGATATAAACGATCCAATTACTTTCCGATCTTACGTTCACTTCCCACAGCCACTTCCTCTTGACAAGCTTATCGCTATCAACGAAGTTCAGTCCATGCTATCACTGGGTCTTGAGTCTAAAGAAGGCGCTCTGCGCATTTTGGGCGAAGAGTTCCCCATTGAAAAGCTTTCAGAGATCCGTCAAGAGCTTCAAGATGAAGCTATGGCTGATGGAGCGCTCAAGCTTATTCAAACACAGATCGAGCAAGACATTATGGCTCTTACTGGCTCAATGCCAGCACAAACAGGTCCTGGTGGTCCCTCTGCCCCAGGCGGCGCAGGTGCTCAAGCGCCAGCTGCTCCAACAGAGCCAGTATTACTAGACGATGCAACTATCGCCGCTCAAATGGGTGACGATAAAGTCCGTACTCGATTAGTAACGGAAGCCTACGGTACTAAACTGCCTCAACGCAGAGTTCCGCAGGACTACGAGAAATAAAGTAATTTATACAGACAATTAAGACATTTATTGTCAAAATAAATACTGTAAGACCACAGTTAGGTCATTTGAGCCCACATATCGGAAAACGACCCCTAGGATAAAAGGATAAACGCATGTCAGAAACTGCAGAAATGATGGCTGACGCTTTTGAAGCAGAAGCCAATACCGCTCCAGTAGTAAATGTGTCGGGCGTTGACGCGCCTACTGTTACATCTGGAAAGACCGAACCAACTCAGAAGTTTTATACCGAAGAGGATCTTGCAAAGGTTCGTTCACAAGAGAAAGAGAAGCTTTACCCTGAGATCGATAGATTAAAGGAAGAAGTTTCTATCCTCAAGAAGGATCGCGAAGAGAAAGCAGCTCGCAAAGCAGCCGAAGCGGAAGCTAAGGCGGCTGAAGAAAAAGCTCGTCTTGAAGAAGGCCTTGATGCTAAGGACTTTGCTAAGGCCACAGCTGATGAGTTGCGAGAGCAGTTGGCACGTGAGCGTCAAGAACGCGAAGCGGCCTTCGCTCTTCTGGAGCAGGAAAGAAAGTTTGCAGAACTACAAGCATACCGTCAACAAGCTGTTGAACAAAACCGCGACAATATCATCCCGCAACTTATTGATTACATTCAGGGAAATACCCCTGAAGAGATTAGTGAGAGCATTGCAGGATTGGTTGAGCGATCTAACAGTATTCTCGAATCTGCGCAGTCTGCTATTCAGCAGCAACGTAGAGATATGCCGGGAGTAAGGGCAACCTTGCCGGGCGTTGGACCATTGGAAACTAATTCGGAATCACGTCAGTTTACTGCCGCAGATATTGCGTCAATGCCGATGAATGAATACGCAAAAGTCCGCACTCAGATCTTGAGCAATCGCGCTCAAGGTAAGACCAGCGGAATCTTGGGCTAACACTTAATCTATTAAAAACTACTATCAAGGAGTTAAAGCCAAATGGCATCAGGTATTACAGGTACAGGCAATCTTGCCGCAGCACCAACAGCGTACTCAGGTACCAACACCCAGCTAACTCAAGCGATTCAAACAATCTGGTCCAAGGAAATCTTGTTCCAGGCTATGCCTATCCTTCGCTTTGAGCAGTTTGCAGTCAAGAAGACTGAACTCGGTGTTGCACCTGGTCTACAGATCAACTTCATGCGTTACAACAACCTCGGATTCGCTTCACCTCTCGTTGAAGGTGTCCGCATGCAGACTAACGCTCTCACAGCACAGCAGTTCTCAATCACAGTAACAGAGCATGGTTATGCTCTTGCTGTTTCTGAGCTCTTGCTCAATGCTTCATTTGATGACGTTATGGCTTCAGCCTCACGTCTTCTCGGTCGTAACATGGCTATCTACCTAGATCAGCTCTCACGCGACACACTCTACGCAGCTTCTTCAACCCTTTACGGTGAAGATCGCTCATCAGTCTCATCAGCTGTTAACAACTGGTACGGATACGGAACTTTTGCGGCAAACCGCGCAGCAATGACAGGTTCTGCTTACCTCACACCACACGTTATCAAGGACACAGTTGAGACCTTGGCAACAAAGAACATCCCTCGCCTTGGTGAAACCTATGTTTGCTTTGTTCACCCACACCAGAGCCGTACACTTCGTGACAACCCTGAGTTCATCGAAGTCACAAAGTACGCAGCTCCAGGTAACTTCATGCTCGGTGAAATCGGTCGTCTCTATGACGTAGTATTCATCGAAACCACACAGATCCTTAAGGTTGTTGGTGGCGCTGGCTCTAGCTACACAACTGATACAGCTGTTGCTAACCCAACAGTAACACCTGGTGGAGGATACACAACTCCTGCTACATACACAGGTAATGGTGGATCAGATCGTTATTCAGCAATTATGATTGGTGATAACGCATTCGGTCACGCTATCTCACTCCCAGTTGAACTCCGCGATGGCGGTATTCTTGACTTCGGTCGTGAGCACGCACTTGCTTGGTACTCAATCTTCGGTCTTGGTCTAATCACAGATCAGAGCGTAGTTTTGATCGAAACAAACTAAAACTAAATAGCTTAAAGTGGGGGGTTTCGGCCCCCCACCATTTTAACCGAGATACTAATTAGGAGAATACAATGGCTAAAACAAAGCCCACTGATGTAACCGGCCGTGTTCGTGAGCAGCTTGCTGAACAAGCAATGGTAGCTCAAAACGACCGTGCAGCTGAAATGTCTATGGCAACAGCACAGGCTCAGGTTAAACTTGAGACTGAAGTTATTGATGCTACAAAACCTTCTCGTCAAACAGTTATTGTTGATGACCCCGTTACGCTAGGAAACACTGATGACTCTTCAGTTGAAATCCGTGTAGTGCAGGACCTAGAGAATATGACCCTGGGTAAAGGTAATAACTACAGCTTTAAAGCTGGAGTTAAGTACAAAGTAACAAAGCAAGTAGCACAGCACCTTAAGGAAAAAGGCTATCTAGCTGGCGTTATCTAAGACATACTTAGCGAAGTGGGCGCCTCTTATTTGGGGCGCTCTTTTCGTATGTAGAGATTTTTTGTCAGTTGTACGACATTATTGGTTCTAACGAGTGTAGGGAGTTTTTGTGGCTTTATTATCTGACATACTCTCTCGGGTCCGGTTAGACCTTGGAGACATTCAGAAGAACTTTACCTTCACCGCAACTGGCGATGGCGTAACAACTATCTTTCCTACGGGAATTAAACCTATTGAAGTTGTAAACCTTACAGTCACTGAAAACGGCAACCCTATCGGCTACCCTTACGGCTATACAGTTGAGCAGGACACGGGCATCATTACCTTTGCCAACGCCCCTGCAGCAAACGCCACAATCCTTATTCAGGGCGTACAGGATCGATACTTCTTAGACTCAGAGCTTTGCGTCTTCATTAACGACGCTGTTACTGAGCATACCTTTAACCGAGTTGATTCTTACGGCACTCAGGTTACCCTAGCAAGCATTGCCCCGGTTGAAACTTACCCTATTGCAATTTTGGCAACCATTGAGGCGCTTTGGGCACTAGCTACAGATGCAGCCTTTGATATCAACATTACCGCCCCTGATGGGGTCATGATACCCCGCGCTCAACGTTACCAACAGCTCTCAAGCATTATTCAACAGCGTTGGGAACAGTACAAAACCCTATGCGCTCAGCTTAACGTGGGTCTGTGGAAGATTGAAATGGGTACACTAATCCGCACGTCTCGTACCACTAACAAATACGTCCCAATTTATGTGGGTCAAGAGATTGATGATTCCCGTCAGCCTGAGAGAGTTTATATTGCTAACAATCTTACTGGCCGTAGTCCTATGCCAACTAACGCGCAGAATTACGATATTATTCTTTACCAGGGCAATAACTTTTCTGTTGAGTTTGACTTTCCATTTGACGCCTCGCTTTATGCCTGGGCTGCTCAGATCAGAACCTATCCTAACTCCCCGTCTTTATACGCAAACTTTGGTATAACAGTGACCTCTTATTCGTCAACGCTTAGCAAGGTAGTTCTTACATTACAGCCTAAGGACACAGAGTATCTACCTACCCGCGCTTTTTGGGATCTAACCGCCACATTAAAGACAGACGATACTCAGGTTACAACTTACGTTAAAGGACAAGTATTTACGACTCAGGCTGTAAGCCTTGACGTCGGCACCTACGGAAGTTGGTAGACCTTGAATACTTGTAATACCTGCGGCAACTGGCCGTGCACTTGCCCAATTATAGTAGTTCCGCAACCTCCTGTAGCTATTACAGTTGTGCCACAAAATACTGGCTATGGAGCTCAAGGTGTGCAGGGTATTCAAGGACCTGCTGGATCAGGTAGTGGTGGTTCACAGGGAACAGGTGCGCAAGGCGCAACGGGCCTTCAAGGCACACAAGGTATACAGGGCGCTTACGGAGTACAAGGACACATTGGACAAACAGGTGTTCAAGGTTTTACAGGTACACAAGGGCATCTTGGTATTCAAGGTTCTGCTGGATACATCGGTGAAGATGGTCTCCAAGGTACACAAGGTGTACAAGGTCTTGCTGGTCAATTTGCCGGTCAAGGTGTTCAAGGTATACAAGGTCAAACTGGTTTACAAGGGGCTACTGGTTTACAAGGTAGCTTAGGTTTACAAGGATTAATTGGTTTACAAGGAGTACTTGGCACTCAAGGTATACAGGGCGTACAAGGACACTACGGTAATCAAGGAACGACTGGTACTCAAGGTTTTGTTGGTGCTCAAGGTGTACAAGGCTCGCAAGGTTTACAAGGCTTACAAGGTAACCAAGGAACACAAGGTCTATTAGGTTTTCAAGGAACACAAGGTGTTCAAGGTGTACAAGGTGTACAAGGATCTCAAGGTACGCAAGGTGTTCAAGGACATTATGGTAACCAAGGAACTATTGGTGCGCAAGGCGTTCAAGGTGTACAAGGTATCCAAGGAACGCAAGGATCAATTGGTACGCAAGGAATACAAGGCATTCAAGGACTGCAAGGTCTTATTGGTCTACAAGGATTTTCTGGGCTACAAGGCTTTATTGGGTTTCAAGGATCTGCAGGATCACAGGGCTTGCAGGGACTTATTGGTCTACAAGGTCTCAACGGTATCCAAGGATTTACTGGAATTCAAGGAACTACGGGATTTGGTGCTCAAGGAACTATAGGAGCTCAAGGTCTACAAGGTATTCAAGGCTTTGGATACGCACAACTACAAGGTGTTCAAGGCGTAACTGGTAGTCAAGGCATTATATCTGGAAGCATGGCTCCAGCAAATACGGGTGTTCTGTGGTTAGACACCTCTGTAGGAGGAATTGTTGGAACACAGAAACTTACGTTCTTAATTGGGGATGGCACCAATACTTCTTACACCGTTACTCACAATTTGGGCACTAGAGACGTTGAAGTAACGGTTTATGACCAGACTACTTATACTGTTATTTCCCCTTCTTCCTTGGTCTATACCACAATAAATACGGTTACTTTGACCTTTGCCTCCCTACCAGCCACCAATAACTACAGAGTTGTGGTTATCGGTTAATGGGTATTTTATTTAGCCACACAAAAGAGCTTTTAGCATTTACTATTAACACTGCTGCCTATAAAGGAGAAACATGTCCCAACTAAAGTATTATGACACCGGTTCGGGTCAATGGATTGCCGCTATTGTTGGTGCGCAAGGTGCGCAAGGTACAACGGGTAATACCGGCTCTCAAGGTACTCAAGGCGTTCAAGGTGTTCAGGGAACGCAAGGTGTGCAGGGAACCACCGGTATCCAAGGCACGCAAGGAACACAAGGAACTCAAGGCGTACAGGGTACGCAGGGCATCCAAGGCAATCAGGGTACGCAAGGTACTCAAGGTGTACAAGGTACACAGGGAATTCAAGGCGTTCAGGGTACGCAGGGCACACAAGGCGTACAAGGCACGCAGGGCGTACAGGGCGTACAAGGTAATCAGGGAACTCAAGGAGTTCAGGGCGTTCAAGGAACGCAAGGTATCCAAGGAACTATTGGTCAAACTGGTTCACAGGGAACACAAGGTGTTCAAGGCCTTCAAGGTGTACAAGGAACTCAAGGGTTACAAGGTGTTCAGGGAACACAAGGAGTTCAGGGAACACAGGGAACACAGGGAACACAAGGTGTTCAAGGCACAACAGGTATTCAAGGCACACAAGGTGTCCAAGGTACGCAGGGTGTACAGGGAACACAAGGTATTCAAGGTGTCCAAGGTACGCAGGGTGTACAAGGAACGCAGGGCGTTCAAGGTACTCAGGGAATTCAAGGCCTACAAGGCCTACAAGGCCTACAAGGTCTACAAGGTGCCTCTGGTTCACAGAATGCACACGCAGCTGTTTACACTGCAACAACAACCGCGCTTGCTGGTTCACCTTCATACACTGCAGGAACAGCAGATGCTTCTAACGGTCTTGGTGTAGGCGCTTACCTTCAAGCAACAACTAACGGTTACTTGGTAGTTGATGGTTACACATACTCTGGACCACTACCAGCAGATCCTCGCGTGCTTGTTAAGAATCAGGCTGATTTTAAGCAAAACGGTATCTATACAGTTACAAGTGCTGGTTCTGCATCTACTACTTGGAAACTTACACGCGCAACTGACTATGACAACCATCTTGCAGATCAGGTAACACCTGGCGACTATGTATACACAACTGCTGGTACCTCTAACATCGGTACCTCATGGATCCAATACCAGCTTGGCACTAATACAAACGGCACCATTAAAATTGGTACCGATAGCATCAACTTCTCTCAAACTTCTGCTGTTGGTAACCAAGGTACAACTGGTGCTCAAGGAACCCAGGGTGTGCAGGGCACACAAGGTCTTCAAGGAACCACAGGTATCCAAGGTGTTCAGGGAACACAAGGAATTCAGGGAGTTCAAGGAACTCAAGGAATTCAAGGTACCCAAGGTACTCAAGGAATTCAAGGAGTTCAGGGAACCCAAGGCGTTCAGGGTACACAAGGTGTACAAGGAACCACTGGCTCACAGGGAACCACAGGCACTCAAGGTACTCAGGGACTACAAGGAGTTCAAGGAACCCAGGGTGTTCAGGGCACACAAGGTATTCAGGGAGTCACTGGTTCACAGGGTACTCAAGGTATTCAGGGCATTCAGGGAACTCAAGGAGTTCAAGGAACCCAAGGAATCCAAGGAATCCAAGGACGTTCTTATACTGGGGTAACCTCAACAACATCTAACACCGTTGGTACTGGCTCACTTACATTTGCTGTATCAAATTCTGGAGCATTTGCAGTAGGTCAGTTTGTAACTGCGGCTTATACAGTAACACCTGCTAACTTTGTTTCAGGTCAGATTACTGCGCTTACAACTGATACCAGCATCACCATTAACGTCACAACAACTGGCGGTTCTGGAACATACTCACAGTGGACACTATCTACCGCTGGAGTTCAAGGAACTACTGGTACTCAAGGAACACAGGGCACACAGGGAATCCAGGGAACTCAAGGCATCCAAGGAGTTCAGGGAACTCAGGGTGTTCAGGGAACCAACGGAACTCAAGGTACAACAGGCTCACAAGGTACCCAGGGTCTTCAAGGAGTTCAGGGAACAACAGGTACTCAGGGCCTTACAGGTACTCAAGGTACGCAGGGTATTCAAGGTCTACAAGGC